CCCGCGATCAGGGCGAACGCCGCGGCTGCCGCGGTCATCTCGGCCGCCGCCGCGAAGTAGGCGCCCGCCTCGCCCGGGTCCAAGAAGAGGGCGGCGAGGCCCTCGGCCGTGAACATGATGGCGCGGCCGATGGCGAGCCCTTCATAGTGCTTGGCCGCCTGTTGGATGCCCTTGCCGAGCGCCTTCCCGATGTTCTCGCCCTGGGCGATGGCCGTGCCGGCGCTCGACGAAAATGCCTGCTCGAATCCGGAAGCGAACTTCGCCAGTTCAGCCTGCACGTCCTTGATCGGGGTCAGCGTGCCAAGGAGCGCCGCCTTGAGCTGCTGGCCGAACGTCTGCGCGGCGCCGCCGGCCGTCTGAAAGGCCGCAATGAGCTGGAGCAGCAGCGCCTTCGCGGCTTGGAGTTGCTCATTGGTGAGCGTCCCACTGTTGATGAGCGCCTGGACGACCTTGATCTCATCGGCCAACGCTTGGCGCAGCTCTTTCCGCTTTTCGATGTATTGGTCGAGCGAGATGCGGCCCGCTTGGTACTGGGCCGTCAGGAACTTCTCCTGCTCCACTGTATTTTTCACGAGGGGCGTCAAGCCAATGTTCAAGTCGCTGTACTTCTCGATGGCCTCGTTTAACTGGATTTGCTCTTGGGTCGTTGCCTTCCCGGACGCCAGGAGGTCACCCAGTTTCTGCACGTTCTTTTCGGTCGCCGTCTGATAGTCTTCTTGTGTGAGGATACCCGCCTTGAACTCGGCATCGAGCAGCTTCTGCTGCTCCAACGCGCCCCGAATCCCCTCCGCAACGTCCGTCTCGACCGGCTTATTCGATCCACCACCGGATGTCGCCACTCCGGGCAACGGGGCCGTCGCACTCGCCGCCATGATGCCGACGACCTTCTGGAAGGCCGTCCCGACATCGCCCCAGGCCGCGCCAATCGCCGCCACGTCGCCTCTGAGCCCGACGAGGTTGCCTTTCATCTGGCCCCAGGCGTCATGGACTTTGATCTCCTCCAACCGTGTCGTGAAGCTCAGGCCGAACTCTTTGGCGAGATCATCAATCTTCTGGAAGATCGTGTTGAAGATGTCCACCAAGAAATTGACGACCGAGACGAACGCGACTTCCACGGCGCCTTTGATCGCCCCCACCAACACGCCGCCACCGTCGTTGATGATCGCAAAGACGCCGATCACCGTCTCCGCGACGGCGACGAACACATCACCAATCAACTTGATCGCGCCCCACACGGCCTGGATGTACTGGATGATCGCTTGGCCGTGTTCGCGCAGGTCCTTGTTGAAGTCACGAATGACGTCCCGCAGCGCCGTCGTCTTCTCGTCGATGCCAAGCGTGCGGGCGATGATCTCCCCGAGCGTCTGTTCCAGGTCGTGCCACTCGTTCTTCGCCTGTGTAATCCGGCCGGAGAGCGTCTGCGCCGAGGCCGTCGCGATGTCGAAGAGGCCGGCCGTCTTCTCGATGATGACGTTCGCCTTGTCCTGCTGCGAGGCCGAGGTGTCCAGGTCGATGCCCCACCGGCGCAGTGCGTTGCCCTGGCCTTCGAGGGACCGCGAGATCATCATCGCGGCACGTTCGACCGAGACGCCATGCGCCTCCGCCAATCCAATCGCCGCCCTCTGCATCTGCGCGAGCTGCCCGGCCGTCAGGTCCTTCGCGATGGCCCCAATCGTCGCGCTGATCTGAATGGCCGCCGTGGTGCTGGTGGTCGTCAGCTCCTGCATCTTGGCGGCCATGTCTTGGATTTCTTTCGAGCCTTCTTGGCTGTACTGCCCCGACACGCGCAGCGCAGCGTTCAACCGCGTCACGGCGAGTTCGCCCTCCGCAAACGCGTTCACCATCGTCTCGATGGCGCCCACGATGGCGCCGCTCGCGAGCCCGAGGATGGTCGCGTGCAGGAGATCGACGACGCCCGTTAGCTCGCTCACCCCGTGCAACAGGACGTCGAACTTGTTCGAGGCTTCGTCCTTCAGTTGGACGAGGAGTTCAATGATGCTGGGCACGAAGGACCTACTTCTTGAGGAGGCGGCGGCCGACCTCGATCACGGCTTCCGTGACGAGGTAGCCATACAGGCGCTGTCGGTAGTCCGACCAGGAGAAGCCGTTGTAGTCGAAGAGCCGCTCGTAGGCGTAGGACGTCGCCTGGACGCCCACGAAGCGGATCACGGGGGTCCGCCACCCTTTGGCGATCCACGGACCCCGAGACAGCACATTCAGCCCGAAGCCGGCGCTGTACTCCGCGAGGCGGTCATGCTTCAGGAACAGGCCGATGCCTTGGCTGTGCGCTGGCCGGGCCGCGAGGCAGAGCCCGAGCAGGGCGAACAGGATCAGCGTCTTGATCTTCTTCATCAGTCGAATCGCTCAGGGAAGGCACGCTGCGAGAGGGCTCGCCCCGCGCTCGTGACACTGTTGTCGTCACCATTGAAGGCGAGCCCAATGCCCAGGGCCGCCCCATGCGCGAAGCGCAGTTGCGTGCCGGCGTCGAGCGTGCCGATGGCGTCGAGCAACAGCAGATACAGCCGGTGGGGAATCGTCCCGTCGTTGCTCTCGCGCCACCCGAGACCCCACTTGTAGTAGAGGCCGGGGTAGTGCGCATGAAACTGTGCTAGGAGCCAGACGTCGGCGAGACGTGGAACAGGACGGCCGGCGGGGTGATGGGCAACGTGTCGGGGGTCGTCCCAGGGAGGGGTTCCGGTTCCATCCCATTCGCGCTCGCCTGGGATTGCATAAAAGACCACACGGCTCGCATCCGGCCCGTGCCCGGCAACCGCCAGAGGTGCCACGCGACCGAGCGCTCCCAGACCTTCCACCAAGGACGCGGGAACATGGCGTGGACCATCGCGTTCATCGCGCGGTTCAGGTCCTGCGGATCAAACGAGCCGTCCTCACGCTTCGTCAGGCGGACACGGCTTTGTAGGCGCTGCCACGTGTCGGCGCCGATGATCCGGCCGACATGCTTGTGTCCGTTCTGGTCGATGAACTCGGGGGGCTGGAGGGACTTCAGGTAGGCGGGTGCGTCGAACATCGAGAACTCCGGGGGGAGGGTTTACGTCGTGATTTCCAAGGCGCAGCGAATGCCAGACGTCGTGGGCGTCCATGCAGAGTCCGTCGTCACGGTGATAAAGAGTTCGTCACCCGCAGCGAATGTGGCCGATCCTGTCTTCTGGATGCTGGACAGCCGGCTCGTGTTCGTTCCGTCAAGGACAGCGGTGATCGTTCCAAGCTGCGCCCCTGCGGCCCCGGCGAGTCCGGTATTCTTGAACAGCTTGATCGTGAGCGTGCCGGCCGTCCGAGCCAGCGTCGATGTAACAACAAGGCCGGTGACCGAACCAGCGCGGGTCGCGCGCCATCTGCCCGTGGCCCGCGTCAACTCGATGTTCGTCTGGTTGGCCGTCACGTTGTCCTGCGTCCATCCGTCGACGACGAGGTATGATGTGTTCGCCGACTCTTCGAGCCATTGCGTCGAATTCAGGTGCACGAACCGCACGGTCTCATTCTTGTGTAGCACCCGGCTGACGCCGCCGTGCAAGAAGATGTTCGCGCCCTGGACGAGCGTGTTTTCGGCACCGGCTGCGGCACCGATGATCGTCAATCGGTGCCCCTTGCCGCCGAAGTCGAAGTCCGTGATCTGCTGGGGGTTCGTGTTTGACAGCAGCAGGACGCTGACATTGCGAACATCCGGCGTCGTATCCGCGTCGACGGCCGCCATCGGTGTACCATCGCGGAACGAGCCATAGATCGCGAAAGCTGCCGCTTCATCACCTATCGAGATCAAAGACTGACGGGCCAACACCGACTGCTGCGAAATCACATCGTATTGCAGGTTGAATGATCCAGGCTGCCCAGCGGCGACCTTAAGTTCGGTAACACCGGCCCCGGAGACACCCGACGTGCCCCCGATCTGCACCCCAGACGCGCTATCAATGACGTAGCCGTCGCCCAAGAGCGAGACGATGTCGCCGTGAATCTTGATGCGGTCGGGGCGCCCCGTGGCATTCGAGCCGAGGCGAATCCCGGCATACGGCGTGCCTGCCACCGTCGCCGTGCCACTAAGGAAGAGGCCATCGATGTTGATTCCAGCCACTAGCCCGGTAATCTGGATTAAATCCGCCGGGGTCGGCGACGGGGCCTCTGGGCCATCGCCGTTAACGATCAGACCATACACGTTGATACCGCGAATGCTCGGGCCAATCGCCAACTGCTGCATGCGCCAAGCAACGCCCTTGTTGTTTGCGAGATTCAGACTGATGAACGTCAGATCATTCGTCCCGTCCCCGCTTGCACCATCCGCGCCACCGCCCAAGTCCAGCGCTGGTTCAGACAAATTGCCACTCAGTTCAATGGTGACGTTCTTAAAGAAGCTCTCGCGCACACACGACGTGTGGAAGGCGTCACTCTGCACGCCGAGTTGGAGTGCTGTCCCATTGAGCGTGACGAGGTCGATGTCTTGCATGTGCAGGAAGTCCACGGTGCCGACCGTGGCGATACCGCGTGCCGTAAAGTTAAGATCACCGTAGATCGTGAAATTCCGGAGCGAAACACCTGCTGTCGACAGCGTCGTATCAAGGGTCATGCTTCCCAGATGCGCACTCTCGGCGCCATTACGCCAACAGTTAGTGATCGTGATGGCGTAGTCAGTGTATGTCGTAAGCGGGCACAGGAACGTCTGGCGCTTACCCGCACCGCAGATCGCTACCTTATTTGTGATGGGGAACGGCTTAAACGAGTATCGGTATATGCCGGTTGGCAGAAACACGACACCCTTCGTCGTGAGCGCGCCAAGGTAGGCGTTGTTCATCGCGGTCGCGTCGTCTGCCACGTTGTTGGCCGCCGCACCGTACGCCTTTGCGTTGTACTGACCGGGGTTGTCCCCCTCAAGCACCAGCCGCCCGCCCAACGCATGGAATGCCGCCAGCCCAGTTATGAGGCTCGCGTTGTACGGCGCCATCGCCAGCGGAACGTAGCCGACGAGCGCGACGTCCGCCGTACAGCGCGCGAGCATCGCATTGATGCGCGCCTCGGGCGTCGCGCCCGGGAAATCCGCGGCGTTGTAGGTCTTCCGCGCGACAGCCGTCGGGCTGCCAACAACGCCAGCGCCGCCTCCGCCTTGGAGGACGAGGCCTGCGTTGCCGCCAGACAAAGTGAGCGTCATGGGTTAGACGAGCTTCGGTCGGATGAGAATGGAGAACGCGGCAGGGGTGGGGATCGTGATCTTCGCGCCGCCCGACAACGTGACGTGGAACTCGCCGAGATAGCTTCCGGCCGTCACCGTATCAGCGGCCTGCCAGGCGTACTGCACGGTGCCGCTCGTCGCAGGGTTGACGATGGTACAAGCGGCCTCGTTGACCACCGTGGCGCCTGCATCCGTCTCCATGCGGAACGTCACGGTGGCGCCCGTGAGATCGAGGGCGACACCAGCGACCGTCAACACGGCTTGTAGGACAGGATACGTATCGTTTTGTGTGAGCGTGACGACGGCCATGAGGACATCCAGAGGAGGGAGAGGGTGCGGGGACGACGGAAGCGCGAAGCGTCTCCGTCGTCCCTGCGGTGTGAATCTCGGCGGGTACTGCTTAGTTGAACAGGATGCTGACGTCGTCCGAGGCGCCGTACGTCGACGCGAAGAGATCGAAGGTCAGCGTCCACGTGGCCGTGGGGCCTTCCGCCGTGTCTTTCACGTCGGCGAGAATCGCCTGCGCGGCCGGGTTCGGGGCGCCGGCCGTGAGGCCGTTGCCGGTGAAGATGTGCCACCGCTTGTACTGGACCGAGCCCACCGACAGCTTCAACAGCACCGGGTTCGCCTCTTCGGCCAGCCGGTACGGGTTCAGCGTGCTCGCCGCGTTCCACGGCGAGGCGACGGTCTCCGTCTCGCGCTCGATCACCATCTCCAACTGCACGTTTCGATACCCCGGCGTAAAGCCCGCATGCCCGAACGTCGTCGCATTCGCCAGGTTGACGCGCGGGTTCTTGAAGTTCCGGTTGATCTTCAGGTTGAACGACTTCACCCGGGCGGCCGTGTAGAGGCCGATGGTGGCCGTAATGGCGTCGGCTTTCATCGGCAAGTTCGCCATCGCCGGGTAGGACGTGTAGACCGGAATGGCCGCGTCCGTCACGAAGTCCATGATGCCGACAATATCGAAGTTCCAGTCCGGGATGACCGGGCCGGCCGCGACGATGTTCAGGTCCGAATACGCGCCGTAGAGGCGGTACAACTGGCCCGACAAGTTCACGTCGGACGTCACGGAAGTCAGCGCGGTCGGCTGCGTCGCCGGGTTGTAGAGATAGTTCTCCTGCCCGCCCGTGAAGGCGCCCGTGCTCGTGAATCCGGCGCTTTGGATGAGCGAGTCGCCGTGCGGCTTGTTGCCCGCGGAATACGCGGCACCGAAGCCGATGCCTTCCATGATGGCCTTATAGCCGCCCCACCGACCAGACTTCGGGGCGTTCTGTCGTCCGGCACCACCGGGCGTGACGCCGCGGTTACCGTCGTTCAACCAATGTGGGATGTCGACCTGCGGCACGGCCTTGAGCAGCACGCCGTCGCCCACTCCGGGCGCATTGATCGTCCCGTACGTGCTCTCGATCTTCGCCGCGTATCCCCACTGGACTAATGTCTTCGGCGCGGTCATCGCTTACTCCTCTGCCGGCACGGCCGGCTGCTCTGCTTGAAGACGCTCAAGCTGTAGGTCATAGAACCCTTGCTGCGCGGCATTGCCTTGCGACACCACGTCTTGGGGCACGGGCACGACTTCCCCGTTCGGCAGGACGAACTGAACGCTCATAGCTGACTCCTTAGACGTATTCCGGGTTTTGGTCCCGCACGAGATAATTCACGACCAATGATCCTGAGACACGGTGATTGCCGACCGCCTCAACCACGGGGTAGAACTCCATCGGGCCTTGCCCGAGCACGACGTTGATGCCATTGCGGAGCAGCGGCATCGTGCGGCTCAGGGCCCGCAACGACCGCGCGACCGCGCGCATCGTGTAGGAGCCGTCCCGGCGGGCGTTGGCGGAGTCCGCGTCGCCTGTGATGTAGTGCACGCCGACTTTCGCCGGGACACTCGTCACGCGGCGGTGCGCCGTGGGCTCGGGCTCGCCATCAAAGAAGATCGGCCCGCGGACGATCACGTAGAGGGCCGGCGCGGCCGGCGGCTGCTTGCGGTCCGCGACCCACGGGTGCCGCGTCGAGTCGAACACGGCGAGGCCTCCGGCGGTCGGATACGCGCTGTCGCCGTACGACGCGATGGGCGGCGGCTGTGGGTCTCCGGCATCAACGGGCACGGCGGCGATCCGCGTGTTCACGTCGGTGCCAAGCCAATCCGAAACCATGCGCTCTAATTCGACGCGAGCAGTCATGCGGCCTCTTTGAGCCGGCGCGTTGTCCAACCAGCGCGAGTGCGCTCACTTCGTTGTTCAGGAGAAAGACTCGCCGTACTGGCGCGTGCGCCGTCGGCACGTTGCTCTCGCGTTAACCCTTTCACGCCCCGTTTTCCCATGGCAACGCGCTGTTCGTGTGACCACCCAGCAGCCGACCGTTTGCCGTTACGAGAGCGCGCCGCAAGAAGCGCAGGACACGGATTTAACGTCGCCTGTCGCAATGCTGCGCACGTCCATTCGCGATGTGCAGTTGTGTTACGAGAAACAACCGCCCAACCCCTACTTGCCCACGCATCGGCTACTTCGCTCTCGACACGCTGTCGGAGCGCCATCGTCGAATCCGGCAATTCACGCGCGATGCCCCAATCCAGACCAAGCGCCGAAAACACTACGCGTCGACTAAAACAGTCCGACGACTCCCCGACGTATACCCCATTTGGTCCGTGCAGCACGTAGATGCCAGGAACGATCATGTTTTCCCTTCCAGGACGTAATCCGTGATGAGTTCGACCCAGCGATCCACGTCCTGCTGGGGCCACGGGTCGGGCATCGGATTTCGCTGCGGCATATTGACGGTGCCGTGCTCGTGGAAGATCGAGACAGGGTCGTCCGTCCCGAACGACAGCGTCTGCTCGTCCGCGGACAGCTCGACGTGGCTGTACTGGGCGCCCGGTTCCGTGAGCGAGGCGCGCAGCGTGCCCTCGTCGACGAGGATCACGGCGGAGTTCCCCTTGCGGCGCATCGTGCTCTCGGCGAGCATGGGCCACGCCTCGCCGGCCGAGCTGCCGGCCGTCATGAACATGCCGGCCTCGGTGGCGCGGAGACTGTCGGCGACGGGGCCCAGCAATACCGGGCCCGGATGCGCGAGACGCGCCTTCTGCGCCTCCAACAACGGAGTCACCTCGTCCTTCGTGACGCCAACGTGGACCTGGACGGTCGTCATCAGCGCCCCTTCAAGAAGCGCATCAGACGCACCCACCAGAGGTCGTGCGGCGCGACGTTGTCGGCCAGCAGCCGGTGCCAATGCTTGCGCTTCCGCTCGCCGTCGGGGTCCAACAGCGTCCGCTTGCTGGGCTCCACGTAGCCATGCGGCCACACATCCTGCTGCGGCGGCATCGGCTGTTGCTGCCACGGCTGGGGCTCAGGCCCGTCCGGCTGTCCGTCCTCGTATCCGGGCATGTCACCACCCCCAGATGAGTTTCCGCGAGTCGTACGGGAGGAGCCAACGAATCCAGTCCGGCGGGAAGGCATCTTCGGCCCCTGGCCTGAACGACTTGCTCTTCGGCACGCCGCCCTCTTGGCCACCGGAGGACTGCACACCCGGCTCAATCGCCGTCCACTGGTTGATGCGCCACGTGATGACTTCCGCGATGGTCCGCTTCAACGCGAGCTTCAGGCTTGGATCGACGGCCGGATCGGTCGGATTCTGTTTGTAGCCGCGCAGGTACACACGGATTTGCGGGACGACGGCGTTGGGCGGTGCCCCTTGGTTGGTGATGTCTTCACCGACGCCCCAACTCGCGTCGAAGAAGCCCTGGAGGCCCAACTGGTTGGTGTATAAAAAATACGCGGGGTCTTCGGTAAAATATGCCAACACATCGGCCTCGACGAGCACCGCTACGTTCGCGAGTTCCTGGTGATTCCGCACGCTCGGCGGCAACATGTTCTTATCGGCCGTTGTGTCGAAGTAGCTAGTCATGCTGTCCTCAGATAAGCAGTGGCCGATTCCAACAGTTCAGGACTGTCTAAGAAATAGCCGAGCCCCAAATTGCACCTGTGGCACAACAGCCCACGCACACGATCCGTCTCGTGGTCGTGGTCTATCCGAAGCAACAACTTCGGCACCTTGCCGCAGATCAAACAGCGACCGCCTTGCTTCTCGGCGAGCCGTGCAAAATCCTCTGGCGTTATCCCGTATGCATGGTGCAAATGTTCGCGCCGCGCCCGATCAGGGCTGTTCTTGCGTCGTGCGACTTCCCATGCACGACGGCATGTCACGCACATCCAGCATCCGCGTGGATGCTCGGCATCGACACGACGTTTCCACCCATCGGTATTGCAGCGCGGACAGACGACTCCGCGCCGTTCAAGCGTGCGTCGAGGACTCACTTCCCGGACCGCGCACGGCCCTTCGCGGAGAACTTCGCGAACCGCTTCGCGCCGAATTTCTTGCGCCCGATAAACGCCGCGAGCGCCCCGGGGTTCGTCACGCCAGGACGTGCCGCGAGCTTCGAGCTGAGCTTCTTGAAACGCTTCCCGGACCCGAGTGCGGGCAACCGCTTGACGGCCATGTTAGGCCGGCCCGGCAACGCCGCGGTCGTTCGACGGCTGCTTACCAGCGGGCGCCGACACGGTGGGCTGATTGACGCCCGGCGCGTAGCCGCCCGTGCTCTGGCCGGTCGTGAGGCCTTCCGGCGACACTTCCGTGACCATCGCGGACTCAACGGGGTAGTTGTCCTGCGGCATGCCCGTCACGAGGTCGCCGACGAGCGGCGCCATCTGTACGTCTTCCGGACCGCCGGTTTCGGGCTCGAAGTCCGCGATCATGTCGCCCGGGCCCACGCGCGCCGGAGCGCCCGAGACGCCCTCCTGCGGCATGCCCGTGGTGATGTCACCGACGATCTTCGAGTTGCCCGGAGCTTCCGTCACGGGATTCATCGCGTCGGAGCCGGCCCAGAGGCCGCTCGACACCGATTCCTTGGCGAAGAGCACATCATTGACGCTCGGGTACGGATCGACCTTGGGGGCGTTCCGGTCCGTGACATCGTTGTAGTTCTGCTTGACTGGACCCTTACCGAGACTGTTGACGAAGCCTTCGGCTGTCGCGTCACCCATCTGCTCGATCATGACTTACTCCTGCCCCGGCTGGGGCGAATTGAACACCTTATGCGCCGGATTATCTCCCGGCAGGAAATCCTTCACGTACACATCGGCGCCAACGGGCCGTTCGCCGCCGGAGATCAAATTCCCGGCTTCGAGGGCTTGGTCGCTGACGAGCGCGGTGCTGGGATCGCCCCCCGTGGCCATCGTCCCCACGACCTTCTCGTGCTCGGACTGTCCGCCCCACGGTTGGAACTCCGGAGAGTTCGCCGGCGGGTTCGCGACCTGACGCCGCGACGCCACTTCAGCGGCCACGGTGGGGTCGTTCACGTCCTTGATGGCCTGCTGCTCGGTCCGCAGGTCCTGCGAGCCGACGGGGCCACGCGCTGGGATGAGGAGCTGCCCGGCTGATCCGTACTGCAATGCGTCTGTCATGTTCATGCCTCCAAGTGCTCGCCGTCGATCTCGAATGTTGGAGCGGTTGTCTGCGCCGGCTCCCAGTAATGGAGCACGTAGCTGGTCTGCGGAGGCAACGACACGGCGCCCAAATAGACGACGACATGGCTTGCGGCAGCCGCAGCATTCAGCGGTTGACCGCTCGTGACGGGCCGACCAAAGACGAACGTGACCTGATCTCCAACGTTGAACTGCGGTGTCGCCTGCGTCTTGATGATTCGGCTGTTGACGTTCTGCTTGTTCCCCGACGGCGCGGCCACGGTGATGTTGCCGAACTGCACGCGCGCAAACGGGCCGGGAATTGCCGGGACCGAGCCAGCCGCCACGCCGTTCAGATCGGGGCGTTTGTAGCCGAACTCCGGCGCGATGAGCTGAGAACCGCCCGAGGAAAACCGCAGCTTCGAGTCCACGACGCCGTACAACCGCGCGCTCGTGCCCGCCACATCGGCAACGGTGCAGCTCAGCGTGAACCATTTGGGCGCCACCGTGATGGACGAGCCCAGGGGCGCCTCGTTCTGAATCATGAAGCACGCCTTGGTGTTCGAGAACGTCTGATCGGCATTGACGATGATGCCGGTGTCTGGTGTGCCGTTGGCCCACCCGACCGTCCAGCCGCGATCAGCAGCGACCTGTTCGTCTACCGACCATGCGTCGCCACGAGACCCGATGCCCATGAGTGTTACTCCAGAAGAGGAAAGTGTGGCGAGCGGTTCGACCCACCCGCCACAGAAGAACTGCCCACTACCCTGCCTGCTTTAGTAGTGGTAGCGCGCCGCGAGATCGGGGTTCAACGTCTTGGTGCCCCACAGCGCGTCGATCCGCACCTTGAGCTGTGCGTTGTTGCCGTCGTACCAGACGGTCGACCGCAGCGCGAGGCCCGTCACCGGGTCCGCGATGCTGCCGATGCTGGCACCCTTGCCATCGCCCAACTCGGACAACACGCCCATACCAAGCGCGAATGCGTTCCGATGGAAGGCCATGTTCATGACTTTGCCGTTCGGCTGCGTCGCGGTCCACGTCGACGCGGTCAAGTGCACCAACCGCACGGCGGGCGAGCAGGGGAACGTGATGATGTTCGAGCCGGCCACGGTGTCGGCCGTGCACGCGTAGGAGTCCACCGCCGACGTCACGGAGTCCGTGATGTTGATGATGTCGCCCTTCTTCAGCGTGCCGGTCAGGGTCGTCGCCGCCTTGATCGAGATCGTGGTGTCCCCGACATTGGCCTGCGTGTTCAGGGTCGCCGCACCAGTGATGGTGAGGGCCACGTCCACGTGGGTCTGGGCGTTCTGGTTCGAGAACAGCTCGTACCCGAACTTCTGACCCAGCACGCCGCGCCGCTGCGTATCCGCACCGTCGCTCGACGTGTTCGCCTGGTTGAACAGCGACAACGCCAGCCAGTCCGCCTCAACCGACGGGCTGACCATGAAGTGCATCAGACCATCCTGGAGGGGGACCTTGTTGTTGAGCTGGGCCTTCCGGACGGAGATCAAGTCAGCCACCGTCGCAGCGCCACCAGCCGCCACGAACGTCGGCACGTCCTGATACAACGTCGCCACGTTGACGTCGATGGCGTTGGCCACGGCATACGCGGCAGGACCAACGTGGTCCTGGATGATCTTTTCCTTCGTGTACGCCAGCTCCTTGTCGCTGAGCTGGATGACGACGCCCTGCCACTGGTTCAGCACGAGGGAAATCGTCTGCGGGGTGATGTCCGAGCCCGTGCCCGGCATCGCGGCCGCGGCGAAGACGCCGGGCTGTGCGATGTTGATCGTCGATCCCTTTTGCTGCGGCGAAGGATCGTACTGACGGTACACCCTGCTGGCCAAGCCAAGGCGGTTCGTCAGATAGATCAGTGCTTCCGAAGCGTAGAAGATCGGATCAAACACGCCAAGGGTATTGCTCATGGAGTGTTGCTCCTGCCCCATCGGGGCGCTGGGACGTCTCAGTACAACGGCCGGGGTTGGATTTCCGGACCGACGTCAACCGACTTGTTCCAACCGATCTTGAGAGAGGTCCTGCGTCTCCGATGACCTTCGGGGGAGGGAGCCAAACGGCTCGGTACTGCGGAACAACGTCAGTCGATGATGACCCCGCCGTCAGAGGGGTCGAGCCCACGCTTCGTGGCCTCGGCCTTCGCAGCCTGCAACAGCCGCAGGTTGCGCGAGTCGGCGCGCGAGATGTGCACGGCGCCCGCACCGGCCCGGCCGCCGCTCAGCGTGCCCTGTAACCGCGGGCCGCCCTGCGACTGCACATCGAGGAACTCCGAGTTTTCCTTGTCCTGCGTCCACTGCTCGACGAACTCTTCGACCGTCTTGTACGGGTTGTCCTTCGACGGCTTGTCGGAGAAGGCGAAGCCCTCACCGTCCAGCACGTAGAACTCTCCCGTGTCCGTGTCGAATCCGAACGCCGTCTCCAGCATGCTCACGATGGGGGGCGCGGACCCGCGGGTCGGAGACTTCAAGAGCGCCTTCTTGATGCCGAGCTGCGCAGCGGCCTGGATGATCTGGCGGTGCAAGTCCTTCACGAGCAACGACTGCTCGCGCGTCTCGAACTCTTCGAGCTTCGCGCGCGTGGGCGCCAGCTCGCGCGACTCCCACTCTTGGCGGTTGCGCTTCACGGCGTCCTGAATGGCCGTCGCGGTCTCGCCAGCGTCCTGCTGGCCCGGCTTGATGCCCTTACTGTCGAGCACGGACTGCACGAACGTCTCGTCGTCCAGCAACTGCGCCTTCAGCTCGTCGGCCGTCATCAGTCCCTGCTTCTTCGCGATGCTGATCGCGCGCCGGCCGAGTTCCTTCTCGAAGTTCGCTGTCGGCTGGAATCCCGCCGCCACGATCTCCTCATCGGCAACCTCGATTTCCGTGGGCTGCCCGTTGATGTTCGTCTTGATCTTCATGGCCGTAATCCTCCGTCTCGGGCTGATCGCCCGGGGGTTCATCTGCACCGATGTCGTTCGGGGAACGTGCGACCCGGCCGGGTCGCGAGGGAACTACGTGCTGCGGTCCTGCGAGGCTCACAATATACCAACAGGCACGGCTGGCCCGATAGTAATTCGTGATACAAAAATCTTTTTACCGCGTGATGGTGATCTTCCGCCGGCGCGTGCCGGGCTCACCGTCCATCATGGCTAGCTCGATACTGACCGTCGCCACGAGGCTCAGGGCCGGAACGACCGTCATGGCAACGGCTAAGGCAACGCCGCTCGCCTGGAAGACCGGCGCAAGCGCCGCGCTCACGGCGGAGGCGACGGCCAGCGTCTTCGTGATCCGCCGCTGTACCCCGACCGTCACGATGATGGCAACGGCCAGGACCTTCCCGATCTGCCGCTGGAAGGCCGGCGTCACCGTCGTGCTGACGGCGAGCGTCACGAACTTGACGAGCGCGCGGGCCAACCCGACTGTCAGGGTGCTCGTGACGGCCAGCGTTTTCGCCACCTGCTTCTGCACGACCGCCGCCAGCGTCGAGCCAACGGCCAGCGTCTTGGCAACTTGCTTCTGCATCGCCACGCCGAGTGCGGACGTGACGGCCAGCGCCACGAGGCGCGTGAGCGCCCGCGTCAGGGCCGGCGTCACGGTCATCGCGACGGCGAGCGTCACGAACTTAACGGCGGCGTGCGCGAGCGCGACGGCGAACGTTGACGTGACGGCGAATGTCTTGTTAATCTGCCGCTGGAAGGCCGCCATAACGGTCGACCCGAGCGCCAACGTCTTATTGATTTGTCGCTGGAACGACGCACTCATCGTACTCGTAGCACTCAGCGTCTGAAAGAATGTCGTGCCACCCGTAAGACGCCGCAGGAGGAGCGACATCTATTCACCCCTTTTACCAGTCGATCTCGGTGGCGATAGCCTCGGCCCACTCGAATTGCACCGTAAAGCCCCACGTCCCCGTGCCAGGGACCGTCGCGCGGATCGAGAAGCCCTCGTTCGCGACGTAGTAGAGCGGGTACTCATCCCCCGTGTTCCGCTGCCAGAGCATCGAGCCCGGCGGCACGATCCACGGGTCGGGCACCGTCGTGGCACCCGAGGAGATGAACGTCGTCATCGCACCAAAGGCATTCGTGTCGAACTGCTTCGTACCGGCCGTCAGCGCCGCCGTGGCCGAGAACCGCATCCCCGTGTCGGAGAACGCGGAGAGTGGGAAGCTGGTGCGCTTCTTGTTCGTGTTGTTCGTGCTGAAGACGACCGCCGTGCCGCCGCCACCGTCCACGGTCCAACTGCGCGCGTGCGTGGCATAGACGATTGCTCGGCCGGTCACGAACGCCGTCGTATCTCGCGCGATGCTGATCTGGATGGAACGCGGGATACAGACCTTCGTCGCACTCGTCCACCGCGCCTGGAAAATCTCCGCATCAGCCGCGAGCCCGGCGGCCATGATGCCGCTCCGCACAGCGATGCCGTAGGCACCACCAGACGCGCCGATTGCCTGCGGACGCTGGTGGACACGCGCCGCGAAGCTCTCGCCGTCGATACCAAGCAGCGTCGACCCATTCTTGCCGATTACTCGATGAACCCAGCTCATGCGCCCGTCCCGATCTCGGGGATGAAGAAGACATCGTTCGGCCCTATGCCCGCGACGTGGGCGACGACATTGTCGATGATCTTCTGCTTGGCGATTCCAGCCGTATCACCGAACGTCAAGATCACGAGCGTATCCTCGTTGCAGGGAGGATGAAAGACCGCGATTGCATCGGCGTCGCACACGTACATCGAGTAGCAGAGCACGATCTCGTTTGGGAGATTCGGCGCCGTGATCTGCGGGTTCGTGACGTAGACAGTAGTGGCCATATCAGTCGCTCCAGACCCAGTGGAACTTGAACGTGCCGATGCCCATCGCTGCAATCGGCATCGCCTTCGCCTCGAACGTCGTCGCGCTCAGATACTTGCAGACGAGCGGGCACAGCGCCGCCGCCTCCTCGTGCTCATCCGCCCCGCTGTCCGCCGTCGTGTCGCCGTGCTGAAACCAGGCCTCGATGTGCGAGGTCGCCGACAGGCCCGCCGTCGTCACGACCTTCGTGGCCTCCTCGACCGGCGCCGCGCCGAAGTCGATCGTGTCCGTTCCGACCGCGCCCATGTCTTAAGACGGATCAAGCGTGATCGTGAACTGAATGGCGTCGCCGATGCTGAGCACGATGCCCGTGAAGTCCCCGTGGACGATCAGCGTGCCGACCGTCGACGCCGTGAAATTCCCGGCATTCGTGATGGTCTGCGCGGACGCCGAGGTGATCGTGCCAACGACCTGGTACTTCGCCGTCGAGCCCGACCCGGTCGTCGAGACAGTGCCCACCGCGCGAGCTTCCGCCGCCTCAGTGAAGAGCGTCGTATCAGTCTTGTTGGACGTGCCGGCACCCGTGCCCCAGCCGATGAAGTGCCCATCAAGGGCGCTGACGCCGCTCGCGCGGTCACAGACCCACTGCTCGCCCACATTGGTGAGGACGGTCGTGGCCATTTAGTCCTCCCTCACAGAGCACAGGCCCGTCGCGGCTTGCGCCGTGATACCGAGCCCGGACACCGTCGCCGCGTCGCGCGCGACCTGGAGATGCTGCTCACACACGGCTGTCCAACCGCCGTTCCGTCCCTGAATGGATGCCGTCGCCGGCTGGCCACAGCCTCCCGCGCCCGCCGCGAACTGGCGCGCAATCAGCTCGCGCACCTGCTCTTTGGTCAGGTCAGTCGTCACGGGGACGTCCAGCTCCTCGACCGCACCGTTCGCGCGCACGATCTTCAAGTGGAGCGTCGCCTTCGCCTTCGTGGTTGCTTCCTGAGTCGTCATGCGGCTTCCTTTTTCGGCGGGAACGCGTTCGGTTTCGCCCCAGGCACAGGTGCCGGCGGGGGCGTCGCCGCGGCAGTCGCATTGTCGGCGACCTGTTTCGACAGCGCCGCCGCGGCCTTCCGCAGCACATCAACCTTCAACTCATCCGTCGGCTTGCCATCCGGGCCAACGACCTTGTCGTCCGGATTCACGTAGCCGAGCGCCGAGAGCATACGGATCACCATCTCGGCTTTGGCCTCGTGGGGGATGTTCGCATCGAGCATCGTCACGGTATTGAGAGCCGCGAGGAGGGCGGCACTATCGACGTCCGCCGCGATCTCCTGCTCGTCCACGGGGAGGCCGTCCCACTGCGCGATTTCCTTGGCCGCCTCAATGCGGGCCGACCGGCCCACCGGCACGGTGGCCGCCGTCCCGAAGTAGCGGGTCCGCAAGCGCTCCAGCACCTCGTTGATGTCGAACGGCACGAAGTCATCCGACCGCGCGACCCGGGCCTGGCCCCACTTCGACGAATCGTTCGGGAAGAGCGTCTGCTCCAGGAGCTGGAGCGTCGCGTTCTCCGCGTCGTCGATGGCGCTCTTGAGCATCTGGAGGAACGCCGCCACCCCCGTCTGCACGTCATAACGAATTTCCGTCGCGCTCTTCGCGTTGCCCTGGCTGCGCTGGCTGGCGCCGCCGTACTCCCGGAAGCCCGTGATGTAGAGGTCGTTGACCTTCTGGCTGATCGACGTCTCCAGCATCTGCGCGGGCGCGGGACTCGGCGCGATAAACGCGTGGCCCGTGCCGCCCGGCGGCACCTGCAACGCGCGGGCGCCCTTCTTCAACATGTCGGTGATCTTCCGGTACTGACTGTCCGCCGCGAAGATGTTCAGCAGCGGGAACGAACAGTGCCGGAGCAGCGCGTCGCGCTCCGACTCCTTGTTGAAGATCGCGTTCGCCTTGCGCGAGAGCATGAAACCGACATGTCTACGTAGGGGCAGCGACACGGGGACGAGCGGAAGCGTCCGCTTGCCCGAGAGCGTGACATACTTCCACGTTCCCGGATCGCCCACCGGCACGGCGATCTCACGCCCACCCGTGGACCCGCCCGGTTGCTCCGTCTGCGTCGGCGACGTATCGGCGCGCTGCTTCTCCCAGCGCTGCCAACCGTTGACCGTCATGTAGATGTACTGGGCGGCCGTCTTCTTCGGATCGTCCTGGAGGCTCTCACGCGTGTCCGTGATCTCCCGGACAACCGCTTCGACCAGCACGCCGTCCTCGAAGCGCCAGTTCGTCACGGACTCGGCCGGCAGGATGCGAATCTTCGGGTAGCGTCCGTCCTCCCCACCGTCGACGAAGACCCACGCGTCGTGGATCGCGATCAGCTCGGTGGTGAGCACCTTCCAGATCGTGCCGTAGCCGTTGCGGTCGCCGTCCGCATCGAAGTACAGCTTGCCGGCCGGCGTGTTCGTGTCCTCTTCATCACCGAGGGCACCCCACGCCCGGTTGGCGTCGACCTCGATGCCGAACAACATGCCGGCGAGCGAGTCGACGATGTGCGAGAAATGCGGCGTGTAGTCGGCGAGCGCGACCCGCTCCTGATAGGCTTCGAGCGTTTCTCCGATGCCTTTGCGGATCAGGTAGTGCGTGATCTTCCTGAGAGATGCGCACTCGCCCTGGTAGTGATCCCGAGCATACGTCCAGCGCGGCGCGTCACGCAGATATGACGGAGGATGGAAATCGAGCCACGTGGTCGGCGCAATGGCGGCCGACGCTCTTCCCAGGATGTTTTGCGTTCCGTACAGGTTCGATCCCTGAAGAAAAAGGTCGATGCCTCCAGCGCCACTAATCGGGTCCGTGAAGTCTGTTGCGAATGTCACGCTACGCATCCTTCCGACGGACGCGCTCGCGACGCTGTTCAGGCGTCAGTCGCGCCCAACTGTTCTTGTGGCGTGCACTGCGTTCCGCGGCAGTCGATGCACCGCATACCCGCTGCGTTCGTTGCGCCGGCGTCAAGCTCGCCCACGAAGCACGCACTACTTCACTGCGTATTGGGGCACACGCAACGCGCATTTTCTCGCTGTGTTCGGCGCTTGTGTTGTTGACCACGCGTACACCATGCGCCCGCAACGCGATGATCGCGCGGTCTTCCCAGCTCATGCGCTCTTTGCGCGAAGCGTCAGGTAAAAACAGCACTGCCTCGAAGTCACAACCCAGCATGATCGCCGGCAAATGCTCGTTGCAGCGGCGACGTAAATCGTTGGTGGTCCCGACATATACGTCACTGCGGTCCGGGGCCCAGAGTCCGTAGACCCCACCGCCGAGCGGCAACTCTTCGCGAATCATCGGGTCCCTTGGTTCTTGGAGGACAGCTTCTTCACCTTCCGTGGCAGCCGCTTGAGCTTCTGGCCCGAGGCATCCGCGACGAACTTCTTCGCCCAGGGCGCCCCTGCATTGGCCTTCGCGTGCACGAACTTGGCTTGCTGTTGGCTCTTGTACGGCATCAGCGTCCACCCTTCAGTGTGATCGGCGCGTCAAAGTTGATGTCGTGCATGAAGCGCCGGCCGCCCGGCAGTTCCGTGTAGGCCTTGGCCTGCGTCACTTCGTGCACGCCCTTCGTGGGGTAGAGCTTGTTGTCGACGAGGTCGTGGTAGCCGAGATGCGTCACGACACCGTTCTGGCCGTGTGCGCGTCCGAGCGCCTCGGCTTCGTGCGGAGGCATCCCCTCAACCACAAAGGGATGCTCCTTATGCTCGAAGCCCGTTTGCTTGTCCGTGTAGACGCCCGTCGCCTGCGTCGGCGTGTAGCCACGCCGCAGGAGGTCGTCCCGGAGCTGCTGGTTGCGTTCACGGTTGGCGTCGGGCGAGAGGTTCTTGCCGCCCGGGTTCTCCGCCGTGATGATCGCGTGCTGCGCGGGCAGCTCGGTGAGCTGCTTCGTGTAGGGCGCCGTCTTGCCGGCACCAGTCGCGCTACGCACCGGCACGCTCGACGACTTCTTCAGAATCTTGCCGTCCCCGCCTCCGCCCCCGGCCGTCCAGCGCCCGCGGTCGTCGCGCGGCTCGTCGTCTGCGTACATCATCCGCCTCGCTTCGTCACGGTCCGTGGCTGGCTCACCCGGTACATCGCGCCGTAGTCGCCTTGCAGATTGGTCGGCCAGAGGGCCGCCTTCTGTTCGGCGAATGGCCGCTCCGCGAGGGGCTTGTCGGAGTGGGGCCCGAAGTTCATCCAGGAGTTCTGACCCCGCGTCTCCGTCGCCATCGCGCGTCGGGCCGTCGGGGAGTAGAGCGCCGCATGGGCGCGATACGCGTTCTCCTCGCCCTTCGGTCCAAACTGGTTCGCGTACACACCGTGGCCGAGCGAGTCGTGCACGGCGCGGAACTCGTCGTTCTCCGCGTTCGTCATGAGCGGGTGCCCACCGCTCGCGGCCGAGCTGTACACATCGAGGTGGTGGTTCTGACGGAGGTCCGTCAGCATCTCGGCGGAGTTGTGGTAGGGGTCCTTGTCGACGAACGTGTAGGTGTAGCCAGCCGCTTGGAGCGCGTCCATCTGCGCGTGCGTCTCGTCGACGAACTGCTTGTAGGCCGCTTGCACTTCGGGGTTCGTCGGGCCGTTCTTGAGGCCTTCGTAGGCCCGCGCCATGATGGCACCGGCCTTCGGGTCCACAGCGTCGACGCGGGGAAGCGGCGTGTTGCTGATGCCAGCTTGTGCGCGGTAGTCGTCGGCGAGCTTGAGGAGACTGGGAGAGATGCCCTTCGTCGGGTCCGCGCCCATCAGCTCGCCGCGCGGCATCCCCGGACTGACCTTCGTGACATCCCCGCCGCCACCGCCCGCCGTCCAGCGCCCGCGCTCATCGCGCAGTTCGTCGTCGCTGTACGACATGGATCAGCCGCCCTTGGTCCGGTGCATCCTCGCGTACATGCCCGGGCCCGGCGACGTCCCGTGCCACGTGCCACCATGCAGGTCCGTCGCGCGGAAGTGCAAGAGCTTGTCGCTCGTGTAGCCTCGCCGAACCATCGAGTTGTTCATGTCGCTGGTCTGCGTGATGTGGCCGAGGTGCCCGCCTGTCCACGTGGTGAGCGTCTTGCCGTTGCTGCTCATGTAGGCGCCGTAGTGGTCAGACTTCTTGAGGGCGTTGACCTCGCGCTTGTACGCCTCGTCGGACGTGAGGCCACGTCCACCAGGCGTCCTGGCGACGATCTCCCGCTTGCCCGTCGAGGCAGAAATCTTCGGGACAGGGGCGCGCGTGACGGCCCGCGGTCCACTGCCCGTGTTCTTCCCCACGGAGCTGCCGCCCCCACCGCCACTGCTCCACCGACCGCGCTCGTCGCGCGGCTGATCGTCGCTGTAGGTCACGTGGTCCACCGTCCGTGATCGTCACGGGGCTCGTCGCCACCTCCGCCGCCACCTTTCCCCGCATCCGCGTACAGCTTGCCGGCGCCCGGCGCTCCGCGAGACGTACCGCTCGACAGCTTCTTCACGGCGGAGCCGCCGACGCGCTTGATGCGGCCGGAGTCGCCGACCGTGTGCGTGCCTTTGGTCAGTCCGTCGACAGCGCTGCGGAAGCGCCCTTCATCGAACCGCGGATTGGACATCTTGGCCGTGGAGATGGCGAGCTTCATCGCGGCGTCCCGCCCGGCGCTGCCGGCTTTGGTTTCGCGGGCGATGTGCTCCGCCATGTGCTCGAAGTGCTGCTTCGTCAGCATGATGTTTCCCTATTCAGATGTGACTGGGACTATGCAGCGGGGGTGCTGCCCGACAGGTCAGCTCTGCTTGCCACCGTAGATTTCGACGGTCTCCGCGTTCGTTGGCTCGGCCATCGCTTGCTGCGGCTTACCGCGGTAGTGCTGGTCGATCTGCGTCTGGCCACGGGCGTGCGCCCGCACGTACGTCTTGCTGACGCGCTGCTCACCGTGCACCAGCGTCACGGGGGACGTGGCGAACGGCGGATGCACGGACTGCCCAGCGGGCTTCCGCATGAGGTCGAGCGGCGGCTTCAGCTCAGGCGCGTCTTCGGGCCAGGTCGATCCCATCAGCTTGTCCTCCACCCACTGGTTCCTGCGCCGCCCGTGTTGCCTGCGCCAGCAACGCCTGGGCTCCGATTGAGGCCTGACGTCGCCGGCGAGCCGGCTATGATCCGCCCAGACCGCTTCTTGATCTTCTTCTTGGGGATGCGCCGCGCCGGCTGGGGGGAATCGGCCACGGGGATGCTGATCGAGGTGTCGGGCGACTTGCCACCACCCATGCCCGGGTACATCAGTTCCCCTGCGTTACGCCGACCGTCGAAAACAGATCGGCCCAGCCGGTCTGATCGCTCGACGGAGGCACCGGGGCCACCGAGTTGTTCGCGACCCAGTTCTGGAACGCGAGAAAGCTCGCGCACACGCCAATCGGTATGAGGATCGTGTAGCCACCAATCGTCACGATGGCCTGCGTGTTTGCGCCACCCGGATTCTCGACCGCCACAGCCCCGCCGTTGGTCGGCACGGCTAGTTTCCCATCGTCACGCCGACGAGGCCGGCGACGAGGGTCCAATGCGCCTGGTCCCCACCAGCCGGCGCTGCGAGCGGAGAGTTCTGTGCGACCCAGCGACCAAAGCGGGCGAACGAGGACAGCTCCGAGTTCGGCACCCACATGGGGCGCTGTTCAACGAGTACGTGGGACGAAACATTCGTCCCGGTCTGGCCGGCCGGATACAACTGGCCCGCCTTGCCGCTCTGGCTCATGGAGACTCCTGATGATGAAATGAAGAGAGACGATGCGGAGGAGACCCCGAATGTAACATGCGGACGCCCGCGACCGCTACGTCGTCGCGCATACTAAAATGTTTTTATGAGTCGCTGCGCACGCCCATCAGGCGCAGCACGGCGAAGCCGAGCTTCGCCCCGAACACGGCGCTCGCCACGTAGAGCACGGTGTAACCGAGCGTGTAGAGCACGTCACTCATGGCTTCTGCCTCCCGCCATCCCCGTCCGTTCAAGGATGCGAAATCCATGCGGCGCGGCCGTGAGCGGGTCGTGCGACCGCCGCGTCGGCGGGTTGTCGCACCGCACGATGGGACAACAGCCGCGGCCACGGCGCGACGTGCAATGCTCCTTGCCGCACTTCTTACACGTGCGCATCTCGACGAAGCAGAACAGGCACTTGCTCATGTGCCCACCCGCTCGTCAGTGCTGTCCCAAACGAACTCACCGCGCTCGCCCACGGGGCGGTGCATCTGGCACCCGACGCAGTACGTCGCGCCATAGAAGCGCGGGCTTCGGGCGTATGTCTCGGCGATCTCGTGCGCCATTCGCGTGCGTGCGCCGCAACCCTCGCCGACGGCGTCGAGCTCTGCCTGCGTCCAGAACCGTCCCGTGGAAGAGCCCTTGAACCCTTCCGGCCACGGCTCGAACTTCACGTAGCCGTTCTCGCCAAACAGGCGCTCCTCCTCGTCCGTCAGGTCGCGCAGCGGGAACGCGGGTCCAGGCGTCCCGACATGCACGTAGGAGTCGCGCAGGGGGTGGACGAAACCTTTCGCGCGCTCCTCATCCGACAGGATCAGGTAGCACGCGTTCTGCGAGACGGGCGTGTCGTCAACGCCGTGGCCGAGGCACGCGGACGTGGGGTCTGTGGTCAGGCTCACAGATCGCCCTCACCCTTCTTCACGAGCCGCCAGCCGGCGCGGTTGAGCTGCGCGAGCAACGTGTCGGCGAACCGCGTGGCATACTGCTCTTTCCACGAGTCGTCCACCGCGATCACGGCGCTCCGCACTGCCTGCCGCACGTCCGTCACTTCAGGAGCCGGGAGCACGAGAGCGCTCTCGGGCGCCCGTGCGAGTGATGCCTTGATGCCTTCCATCTGTGCCTCCAATGTTTCGATGCGCTTTCGCAGCGCGAGGACGCAATCCGCCAATTCCGCGGTCATGCAGCAACCTTAGAAGCCAAGATTCACCCCCGCCGTCCCCCCGACGCTCGCCTGCTCGTTGTACTGGCTCCACGCCATCATGAAGGCGTCCGCTTTGTCCGGACTCCGCTTGAGCATCTTCATGATTTCCTTCTTCGGCGTGATGAGGACCTGGTCTTTGTTCGCGAACGTGTACGTGATGGCGAGCAGCTCTTCCTCCAGTTCCACATCCTCACAGATGGCGAGCCGGCGTTCCTGGGCCGCCAGCTTGATCGCCCAGTAGCCGAAGGCGCGCAGGTTCTCGTAGCGCTCCGTCTCTTCGCCGCCGCGCACCCGGGAGGAAAAGTTGAACGACACCGCCTCGTAACCATGATCCGCCCGTAAGTGGGCGATCACGCTCGGACCCGCGCCCGTGGGCGCTTGGTCGATGACCAGTACGCAGTCGATCTGCTCACCGGATGGGGTCTGGAAGGGGTCGCTCGACGCAGGCCGGTTCATTGGCCTGGCGCCAATCTCGCGGAGCTTTGCGAGGATGCGCTGTTCCGTCTCGATCACACCGCCCGTGTCGAACGCATACATCTCCATGAGGCAGGGCCCCCGCATGATCGCCATTGCACCGCGGTCGCCGCCGCCCTTCGCCAAGTCGATGCCGATGATGTACGGCTGGTTGTTCGCTCGGGCCCGGAACTCCCCGAGAAACAACTGCCTCATCGCCGCGACATCAGCCGGGGCGAGCAGGACATTAGCCGCACCACGCTCGGGGAACTCGGCCGCAACGAACGTCTTCCACCAAGCAGACGTTTCCTTGTGCTGCTTGCGAACGTCTTCTAGCCACACGAGCGAGGGGCCACCAGGAATGACCCGCTGCTTTTGGACGATGTTCGGGTGCGCCGCGGCCGGAATCGTAATGCGATTCCAGCCAGAGTCCTCGCGGAACGTGTCGTAGAAATCGGTCTTGTCGACTTCCGGGGCCTTGGGGTTTCCAACGACGAGAAAGCGGTCGTCTTCGCCTGTCGCGTTGTTGAAGATCGTCGAGAACGCCAGGCCGGTGACGCCTTGCGCTTCTGACACGATGCACATGACGTAGGGGGCATGGTGCCCCGTCATCTTCGACACGTCCGTCGAGACCACGCCAAGAATACCGCACTTCTCTTTGCCCTCTATATCATCGCGCTCGTCGTCCTCGAAGATATCGTCCTCGATGGCACGGACAACAAACCGCTGCACTTTGGCAAGGCCGGCACGGGCGCTGAGACTTCGAAGCTCACGTCCGAAGAAAATCTCAAAGACCTGCTTCTGTGTCGGCCCCGTCACGATCACGAGGCCGCCCTTCGCATACATCCACCAGAGCGCCAGCTCGGCGGCCGTATGGTCCTTGCCGACAGCGTTCGCCCCCTTGACCGTGGTCTTCCGGTTCACGCGCACTGACTCGATCATCTCCAGGGTCTTGTCCCAGAGTTTGTCGTCCTTGAGCACGTCCCGGATGAAGCCTTCAGGATCATCCGCGTAGGAGCTGTAATCGACCTCCGTTGCGCGGTTCTTTGCCTTTTTAACGGCGATCTGGACGCTGCGCTTGAGCTGCGAGATAACTTTCGGATCGTACAGATTGGCCATTACTTCATCGCCCCGATTTTTCGGAGCGCCTCACGCATCTCGTTCACCTCGTCGCGGGCATGCGTGGCCCCAAGACCGGCGAGATAGGCCTTCGCGCCGTTGATGACGCCGCGGCACTTCGATTCCGTGATGCGCCCGCAGGACAACTCCTTCGTCGCCCAAGCAATCATCGCGAGGGCGTCCTCGATGCTCTCGATGGCGCCGCCCTTGGGCGGCGGCTCGGGCAACGCCGGCCCGTCCTTTTCCGCGCCGTTCACGCCGCGCCGCTCGTGGGGCCAGTGCTCGCCCGCCGGCATGTGGAAGCGGCAGCGCCATCCCGCGCCCTCAAACCAAGAGGTATTCGTCTTGTTCTCGCAGAACGTCGAGCCATCAGCGGCCGGCTGGCCACAGACACGGGTGAAGGCGTCAGTGTCGCTCACAGCCGCGTCACCCAATCGCCGTCGCCCTGATCCTGCTGGAGTGCGCGCCGGGCCTCCTCACGCCGCGCCAGCGTCTCCGGATCGGCCGCGCCGTACACGGGGATCGCCTGCGTGGGCGCGAGCGGGGCGTCACTTGGGCCCGTCCACGTGGCGCCCTCGTCCCGGCTCTGGGCGCCGCAGTGCCGGCAGCGCAGCGGGTTCGGCTTCGCCCGCGAGATGATCTCGAATGGCTGGCTGTGCGGACAGGTCATACAGAGTACCAGACGTCGGCGCCCAAGCGGTGGTCATAGGCGCTCTCGATCTTCATGTCGCCGGCGAGCGCCATGCGCATCAGCACGTCGAGCCCGATGGGCGCGACGCTGCCGTTCGCGAACTGCCAATAGTCCTTGGGAAAGGCGCGGGGGCCGAAGCCGTTCTTCGTGCTCATGTCAGTATCCAGTGCAGCAGCGGGAGGGGAAGAAAGGCGAACACATCGAGGAGGCCGTTCCACGGCCAGCCGGGCGCCGTGCGTTGCAGGTCGCCGTCCCCGATCTCGTGGGCCACGGCCATCGCGAGAACAGCCACGACGATCACGGTGGGCGCCGCATTCATCCCGTGCAGGACGAGCGTCAGCAGGCCGCCGGCGAGGCAGTGTTCTTGCAGGCCCCGCGGGCTGATCCACGCCGGCAGCATCAGGTTGGCACCTTGGTCGTGTCGAAGGGAAAGCGAATCGGGAGCTGGAGCAAACAGTCGGCCCACTCGTTGTCGATGACGTTCAGCTCGGCATCGAAGGCGGCGCGCATCTCCGCATAGAGCTGGGCATCGTGCTCGGCTTGGAGACGCGCACCCGTGCAGTACGCCATGACGAGCAGGACGCCGACGCCAAGGACGATAATCGCCCGCATGGCGTCACGTCTGCGACTTCGCGGGGATGGGGCGTACGGCGCCCCACATAAGCGGCGCGGGGACGCGCACACCGTTCACGAACGCTGGGACGATGCCGTGCACGATCCCAGCAATGAGCCAGTCAGGACGGGCGGCAAGCACGCGGGCCATGCTGGCTACGCCTTGCCGCTCCTCTTCCTGGCCAACGTAGCCGCGATAGAAGCCGGTCGCGCCAATGGCGGGGCGGGGACAGATCGTGCTGTCCGGCTCGGCCTTGGGCTCAACGGTGATGGAGTCGAGCACGATAACCTGCGCTTCCTGGTGACCGAACAGGCAGGCGTGCGTCCCGGGCAGCGTGTCGTTCGTCCAGGCCGCGGCGAGTTGGAAGAGGGCCTTCGGCTCGATGGCCACGGCGGGCGGGGCTTGGGCCCCGATCACGGCGGGGCAGAGCAGACAGGCCAGGAGGGTGAGGAGGCGCATCATGGCCGCGGCCAGCGCCATACGCAGAACCACGAGCGGCCACGGGGATCGTCCGCCAGCTTGTTCGCCACCATGCCATCGACTTCGCAGGCCATCCCAGTCATCGAGACGAGAAACCAGATCGGTCCGTCCATGTCGCCGAGGCGGACGTAGGGGCGCCACCGGGCACAGTCCCGACTGTTGGCGCAGAACTCCACACGGGCGACCTGTTGTTCACTGGGCGTCTGCGCGGCGAGCAGGGCAGGGAAGAGCAGGACACTGAGGATGAGGAAGAAGCGACGGGGCGTCATGGTGATCCTAGTTGGTTGAGGCGACGATGTGCGTATAGCCGGGCACGACCCAGAGGAGGATGCGACCGTTGCTGGTGGTGCGCAGGGAACGGTTCGATGATGATGACCCGCGGGGGCGTGGCCATTGGCTCGGGCGCTGGGTGGGCGTTCATGCCCACGGGCCGGAGTTGAGGAGCCGACAGATGGCGTACGCCTCGCGGCGGCCGAGGACCTGGCCACGCGAGGGCGTCAGGAAGGGGACGTTGTTCACGTAGATCGAGTAGGTGCGGAACACGTCGTTGTGCAGATGGCGAACGACGTGGAAGGGCTTGCTCACGGGAGTTTCTCCTGAAGGGTGTGCCGAACCGTGTCGATGACCGCGGCCCAGTCGCCCGGGGCCGGCTGATGGAAGAGCCGCGCCGTGGGGTACAGCGGGTCACGGGATGGGGCCTGGGCGATGACGCCGTCGCAGATGGCGATGGGGTTCCAGCGCTGGTCGCCGTACGTCGCGTCGCGCGTGACGGCCGGTGTCATGCGTGTGCCGGTGGGCAACGGGGGCCGCAGCAGCACCCAGGTCGGGCGGCCGAGTGCGCCGGCCAGATGGGCGACGGCCGTATCGACCGTGATGACGGCATCGAGCCCGGCGATCAGGTCGGCCGTAGACGTCCACGAGCGCAGCGCGGCCCGGTGGTCCACGACGTGCAGCGGGGGCGGTGCGTGCTCGACTTCGAGCCAGTGCCAAATGACCCCGGGCACACGGAAGAGCGGCTCGATCAGGCGCGGATCGTGGATGGAACGTGTCGCGTCCCACCCGCGCTTGTGCTCCTCGTTGCCGCCATGGCTGCACAGGCCGACGTGCAGATACGACGGGTCGAAGGACCACGGTGCACGCGCCACGAGGTAAGGCCAGGTGGGTCGCAAGCGAAGGCGCTGTTCACACTGGTGCCACATTCCATAGCCCCAGCGGTCCAGCGCCCGAATGCTGGGCGCCGTCGTCGTGGTGACGAGCTGGGCGCTGGGGAAGCTCTGCGCGAACAGGCCCATGAGCGCCGGCGGCACGACGAAGCTGATCTGTGTACGCTGCTGGCCCGCCCAGGCGAGCAGGGGCGGGATGAAGCGCGCCGCCATGAACGCGTCGCCGAAGCCGTGAGCGCGCTCGTCCAGGGGATCGGGCGCGTCGAAGCGGACGATGAGGCGTTGCTCAGGCGCGAGGCGCTCGCCTTGCCACTCGGCCTGCGTCATGCGGCCTTCTGGCGTTCCTGTCGCTCGTAGAAGTCAGCGGGGTTGATGTCGCGCTTGGCCGTGTTGCAGGGCGCACACGCGGGGGCGACGTTGTCGGCGCTGTGGGGTCCACCCTTGGCGAGGGGGACGACATGGTCCATGTGGAAGGGGCCCCGGTACGTGCCGCACCATACGCATGACGCATTGTGGTAGGCCAGGATCGCGGACCACTCTGCTGGGGTCAGCGTTGCATCGACACCGGTCAGTAGGGCACGACGGGCATGCTGCCCGACCTTAACCCGCATCGCCGCCACCACTTGTTGTTCAGCTCGTGCCGCCAACCAGTCCTCCACAAAGGCGGCACGCGATAATTCGTCAATGGTCCTTTGCTGCTTTGGCTTACAGCCCCATGCCCACTTGGCCCAAGGACCTGGAGCACGTTTACCACAGCCGCAAACACAGAACTTCGAGATCACATAACGGCGAGGAGCACGACGCTTCGGATACTCCGGATACTCCAGAGGCTTTCCTGCCAACCAACGCACATCGTTTTCGACGGCAGACGAATCAGGGCTGACAGGCGAATCAGGGCTAATGGCAAGCCATGCGTCATCGAGCCGGCGTTGCTGCGCGTAGATTGCAACTCGGTCCAATGACCTTGACCTCGTGAAAAAGGAAACCGCCGGAACGGCGCAGGTTTACTAGCGCTCAGCGTCGACCGGCACGGGGGACCTCTGCCGGGTGCCGGCCGGCGCCGGCGGGCGGCGACACTGTCGCTGTTCGCTAGGCGTCGCCATGTTGAAGGCCCTAGGTGCATTGAGCACCTGTATGTCGTTGATAGTCTTGGACATGGGGCCCGAATGAGAATGCTTGGGCCTGCGGATTGGTAGTCCGCAGCGCTTCTATAACTGTATGTGGTTGGCTGAGCTACGAACAGCGTTTCCCCATATGTTTCCCCACGCAGGCGCGCGTGTGCGCGCGTACGTTGAGGCGCGGATCGAGGCGACAGTGTCGGCGAGTGAGCGCTCACATCGGTGCGCTGGCATGGTCCTTGTGGCACGAACCTTGAGCAAAAGGTGCGCATGCGCACCTTTTCTGCATAAGTATACGCTCGTGCTCAGGCTCGCGTGCTCAGCGAAGGCATAATTATACTTTATTCTGCATCTTTATGCAAGATGTGAGCACCCACTCACAGCGTGGGGCCGGCTCCCTGGCGGTCGCTAGTATGGATCACGGTGATACCGAGTAGCGACAGCAGAAGCGACATCATGACAGTCGACTACTCGACTAAGAGTCGACTAATCGACCTGTCGACTGCCACGAAGGAGTCGACTACCCGACTACTGTCTAGTAAGACAGTAGTCGAGTCGACTTCGGGTAGGGCCCGGAGGCCCACCGTGACACACTACTGTCACTACCCCATGTCCCAGGACCAAGCACCTCGCTTCGATCCCTTGACGCCCCCGGTCCCACGCCTCAAGTTCCCGTGTTCACGTTCCACTCACCTAGAAAGGACCCCATGGACACGCGCGAGCTGTACAGGAACTCGCGTCCCGCGACCGCCTCAGAGAAGATGCGCGCCGCCTTCCGCCACTTCCTCACCTACGGGAAGCAGGAACCGCAGCCGGCGTTGGCCGCCGATCTGACCGCGTTCGTCGCCGACATCCTCACGGCGATCAACCATCCGCAGGCCCCGATGCTCCGCGCCGAAGCCGAGCGCTGGGAGCGTGAAGCCCTGGAGATGGCCCAACTGCGCCGCCGAGGACCCCGGACCAAGGTGAACGAACCCATCATCACGGTCGTCGAGCCTGGCACACTGATTGACGCCGTACCGGCCAAGAAAAAGAAAACGGCCGCGGCCCGATGATCGAACTCCGCCTGTGCTGCCGCGCCACGATCCACGACTACGAGACGTACGTCCAGCCGAGCATGGGCGCGGAGCTGCGCTGCCGGCACTGTGGGGCCCGCCTCCTCTACCACGGCGCCCCCACTGGCCTGCCCACGTTGCCGGCCTGGCGCATCGAGCAGAACGGCCACCCATCCTCGTGACGTGACGGCCCATCGGGCAGTCTTACCATCAGTTCACCGTCGTGCGGAACGTTTCAGAAAGGACACCATGTCGGCCAACCCAACGTCGAACCTGACGCTCGAACCCAAGAACCAGGACGTCCTGTCCCCGAGCCGCGCCGACATCATCAGTCGCACGTGGCAGGCCGTCTCGATTGTCGAGGACTTGCGCAACGCGCTGAACAAGAACATCCGTGTGTCCGATGCCCGGGACCGCGCCAACCTCGCGCTCACGGAGGCGACGACCCAGCTCGTGCTGGCCGCGACGCTCCTCATTCCCAGTGGCCTCGCGGGGCTGACCTAACACAACGGCCCCAGGTCCAAGGACCCAGGGCCGCGCACCAGCAACATCTGGTCCCGTGTTACTTGGAGAACGAGAACCCGAACAGCGCCACCTGACTCTGCGGCGGATCGTCCACGCGATCAGTGTCCGCACCGTTCTCTGGCTTGAAGGTCTGATGCCGGAGCCACGCGATCCGTGAGCCTAACCGCAGCAGCCGCATCGCCAACCAATCGCTATTGGAGTTCGTGTTGTTAACACGCCGCGTGACCTCGCGTTCCAGCGCGTCCTGTACACACAACGATTCGTGAGAATCGAGACGCAGCGTGATGGTCTTCTCTGCCATGACTCCTCCTTATGGTTGAACTTCTGAGGAACGACAACAACAACGAGATCGCCACGCCGTCATGATCGATCAGGCCGCCGGTCGGGCGCCAGCGAGCCGCGCCCGCAGCGCCGCCGTCTCCGCCTGGTGGCACGGGATGCAGAGTGTGCGCAGGCCCTCCAATCCGCAGGCGCCTCCGCCCTCGACGACGGGCAGAATGTGGTCGCAGTCCCACCAGTCCGTCTCCAAGCGCCCGTAGGGGATGCCGTACTTCTG